ATGGCGGTGAGAGGAGGATTCACTCGCTGCGCTCGCCCTGCGGGTGGCCTGACGGCCATGCAAAACGGCGGGCCGTTTTGTCGAACCCCGGTCGGGGCTTCTCATCCCCCTCGGCGGAGAATATATAAAAAAAAGCCTGAACGTGAGTTCAGGCTCTTCTTTGAATGTGGCGGTGAGAGGGGGGGGCACTCGCTGCGCTCGCCCTGCGGGTGGCCTGCGGCCATGCAAAACGGCGGGCCGTTTTGTCGAACCCCGGTCGGGGCTTCTCATCCCCCTCAGCGCAGAATATGCAAAAAAAAAAGGCCAGAGGTTAGTCTGGACTCTTCTTTGAATGTGGCGGTGAGAGGGGGATTCGAACCCGCGAACAAACCGCCGCAATATATTGTAATAAATAGCATTTTTCATATCCCATTTTCCCACGTGCATTTTACGTGCACTTTCTTTTCCATAACTGTTTATTCGCTGCCTGACTTTAATCCGGGCCGTGAAAGATTTCCGTCATAGTCTGCTAGGTACGAGCCGTAGTTTCTGAACAGCATATCTGGTCCCTTATGCCCCATCTGCTTACATAACCAGAACAGGTTAACGCCCGCGCTGATATGCATCGTCGCGAACGTGTGCCTGGTCTGGTAGGGATTGCGGTACCGTATCTTTGATGCCCTCATGATGTGGCGCCACGCTTTCTGTCTAATGTCGCCGGAGCCAGACCAGGGCTGGCCATTGCTCGGATCCTCAAATACAAATTCACTCTTCATCAGCGTGAACTGTTTTTGTTCGTTCAATGCCTGGATTGCCTCGTCATTGAGTTCAATTTTGCGGGTACCGGATTTGGTTTTTGTCCCTTTGAAAATGCCTTCAACGATGGCGTTCTGAACAAAGGCGGTTCGTTTCTGAAAGTCGATATCTGCCCATTTCAGCGCGCACAGTTCGGATGGCCGGACGCCAGTATTAAATGCAAACTGAAACGTGGTTTTCCACTGCAGGTATTTGCAGTTCAGATAGATGTTCCGTATCTCCTCTGGCGTGAAAGGGTCTACCTCATACTCTTCAGTATTGCCGGACTCGACTGAGAAATAGCGAGATGCGCTGATATGGGCAACTGGATTGTCCGGTATCAGGCCATCTGTAACGGCTTCATCGATGGCGCTGCGCAAAAATGACAGCCGGTTACGGATGGTCTTCAGTTTGGTTTTTCTGCTGGCCACCCAGTGTTTCAGTGCTGAAGGCGTCAGGTCGGTAACACAGATTTTGTGCAGCTCACTGAGTGCTCGGAGGCATTTGCGGTAACCGTCCATGGTCGAGGGTGAGAGGTTCCGGTTTTCGCAGATCACCAGATACTCTTCCAGATAATCCTTCACCGTTTTTTTCTTCTTTTCATGACCGAAAAGAGCCGCTTTTTTGGACCGGGGGAAATAACTCAGGTAATGAAATTCCCCCGTAGCTATCCTGTTTTGTATTTCCCCCAAGTATCTCTCTGCGTATTTGATATTGCGCGGGTTAACTTCCATTCCTGAAAGGGGCTCACGGCACAAAACCCCTTTATAAGTGAATGTCAGCTGCAGTGTGTCCCCGGTTTTGTGTTGCCGAACGGTTATTCCGCGCGGTAAAGTGGATCCCTGCTGTTTCTTGCCCATCTGTTCACCTCATCAAGATCAATCCAGCGTTCACGGACGCCGTCCACTTTTAATACGTGTACACCCTCCCTCCAGATCTTCCTTTGTATCCGTTTGTTAATGGCTTCGATGGATTCGCCAGTGTTCTGGCAGTAAGTTGAAATAGGCACGCAGTGAAGATTCATGCGATTTTCTCCTGTGAAAGAGGCGAACACATTTCCGGTAAATTGGCCCTTACAAGCGCCTCGGCAAACGGTGGCGGGACGGCATTGCCGCAGCGGGCAACCTGTTTATCTTTGGCATATTTGGTGCCGCGATAATCCCGATCAATAACGTACCAGGACGGGAAACCCTGCGCTGCATAGAGCTCATGCGGCTGCAGCATACGCATGCCAATATCAACAATCTGGTAATCGGTGCCATCAACCGTGACCAGGCCAAAGCGGTCATTTGTGGTCACCGTTCCCAGCGGTTCGTCCAGACCTACGCCGCCTTTTTCATTCCCGTAATACTTCATCAGGAAAGCCCGGACCTCGCCCAGATGGTTACCGTTTGCCGTGATGGTGTGTGCAGGGCTGTCAGTTGTCTGGCCCGTATTGGTGCCGCGAAATTTAATCAGGTTGGACGTGACGACAGCATGGTGATTTCCGGTAGTCACGGTGTGAGGGGGGTCCTCAACGGAGCCGCCAGGGTGGCCCGTGTTGTTAACCATGATATTAGTTGTAACCAGAGCATGATGATCCGTGGTGGTGACGGTATGCGCTGGCCCATCAACCGCGGCGCCGGGGCCGGTATAGTTGCCGCCGAAGTGTTTAGCCATAAACGCCGAAACGAGCGCAAACTTATTGCCGCCCGCGGTGACCGTGCCAACAGGTTTACCCAGATTCAGTACACGTGGTGCTTGTCCGACTCTTTCCCCGTATCCCATTTGTATTAAGGTCGGACAGACCAGAGCGCTTTTACCTCCGCCGCCAGCTGTCACAGTGCCTGATGGTGAATCAACAGTATGCCCGGTGCTTTTGCCAAACTGTCTTACAACCACTGGCGTTATCAAGCAGGAGTGATTTGTGTTAACAACAGTATTCATCGGCTGGTCTGTAGGCCGGGGTCTAGCTGAGTACTTCGGTCCACCGGCACCTACGATAAACGGTGTCAGGTGCGTGATGACCATGCCCAGCGCATGACCGTTGCCGCCCGGACGTTTAGAGGTACCTGCAGTAATGGTAGGGACCGGATCGGTAATATCCTGCCCAGTTGCCCCGGTACGAAATTTTGTCAGATGTGGCGTGACTACTGCATAGCCCTGTTTGCGCGTGATTGTCTGGAGCGGGTCGTGCAACGACTGTCCGCGAAAGCAGTCATAGCCACCTTTGCTGGTGGAGTGATTGCACTTCACGATAAATGGCTTTGGATTGTCGAGCACGAATCGCTGTATGCCGCGCGCAATCCGTTTCATGGTGTTCTCTGCCAGCGGCTTACTGCGCCCAAATATGCTCGGGCAGGGGATAGACCAGTCGATACACTCAGCAGCTGTGCGCCATGGCTTGAGATGTCCGGACTGTACCGCCAGGCTTTTCGGATCACCGTGTGACGGCTCCGGCCAAATAACTGGCTCACCGTCACAGCGCATGACCATAAAGAAGCGTTTGCGGATGGTTGGCGCACCAAAATCACAGGCGCGTAACTCGCGATATTCAACCTCATAACCCAAGCCTTTAACCAGGTTTTGCGCATCCGCACTGTGCCGGCCAATTTGCAGGAAGTCGCATACCTCATCCAGCGCAGGGTGATCCGCATGTACGCCGTTACCCAGCATACCTACGAAGGCGGCAAAGGTTTCACCCGCGCGGGCCGGATCCGGTCGTTCCTCCGTGGGTAACAGTGGTCCCCAGGTTTTAAACTCTTCGACGTTCTCAAGCATCATAACGCGAGGCCGCTTTGCCAGCGCCCAGCGAACAACAATCCATGCAAGACCGCGTATTTCTTTTTTAACCGGCTTACTGCCTTTGGCTTTGCTAAAATGGCGGCAATCGGGTGAGAACCATGCCAGACCTACGGGCGTGCCTGCGGTCGCTGCCACCGGATCAATGTCGAATACAGACTCACAGTAATGAAGCGTGTCAGGGTGGTTGGTGGTGTGCATGGCGATCGCGTTAGGATCATGGTTAATAGCGATATCGACACTGCGGCCGGTTGCCATTTCAATACCGGTGCTGGCTCCGCCGCCCCCGGCAAAATTATCGACAATGATTTCTCTCACAGGGTTTGTTCTCCGAAAGTGGCCGTCAGCGACTGCGCTGCAGCAATGATTTCTGTTGAGGGCTGGCGCTCCAGCATCATGCGATTAATGTGATGCATGACCTTGCGCTGGTGTTCGGTTGCGAGTGTTTGAATGCCTGGCAGTTGTTCAGCTAATAGCTGTACTTCGGCTGGCCAGACATCATTCGCTGACTCTGGGATGGGGATCGGAATGCTTCTCGGCGCCAGACGTTGCGCTGCTCGCTCAATTTGAGCCATAAACGCGGCACCGCGAGCCTCCAGCAGATCACGACTGATGTAATCGAACTTTGGTCCTCGCCATGATTTATCAAAAACAGCGACAGCAGCACCGAACCCGGCAGACGATTCACTGGGCTGGCCTTCCTCTGGCCGGTACCATGCGGGTAAGTCAAAACTGATTCGGCCCCGAATGAATGCGATATGGTCGGCATCCTCTGGCCACCAGACTTCGCCAGTTGCCGCTTTAATCAGAAAGACGTAGCGACCGCCAGCCTCACGCATTGCCAGCGTATGGGCCATTATCTGGCGCATGCCGGTAATGTACTGCCCGTTGTACTGCGAGGCGCGGGAATAGGGTGGGTTAGCGTATGCTGCACCGTTTAGCTCTGCCAGGCGTTTCGACCAGTTCTGCGAAAGTGCGTTATCTTCGGCGCTGTAATACGCCTCGCATTTGGCATTACTCTCATCGGCGAAGAGGTCCAGCACGAACGGACCGAACATCGAATTTATTCCCCACCAGAGACGATCGGGCGAACGCCACTGATCGCCAATCTGTTTTAGCTGATGGGTAGGCTGGGCGCGCAAAGTTTCAAGCGCCAGGCAATATGGCGATAGTTGGGTTGGTTCCATACGTGGGATACCTCAAATCAGCGTTTTAATTTTCTGGATAAATCAATCTGGTAGTAAGAGCAAAAGTCCACTACGTGCGGGCATTCGGCGGGAGTTTCGGTTTCGTTCACTACGTCGCAGCCGCCTTCATGAAGGCAAATGCAGTTCAGGCAACTGAGACGATTTTCAAAGCAGTTTTTTGCCATCTGGTAGCCATTGCATCGGCCACCGCTAAAGCGATGAGGGAAATCATATGCGGAACAGCAGCAGGTGACCTGCCGGCCGTTCCAGTAGGCTTTCCCTCAGGTGACTGAGTCTGCATTAGCTCACCTCACTGGAGATAAAGCTCAAGGCAAAACATTGCCATGAGCATCAGGATCCAGACGCATCCAGAAACGGATACGTCATACAGGGGTTTGTGCCGCGCGTAGTGCGCGAGGAATTTTGTTTTCATTGGGATAGGGGGATAAAAAAACCGCGTTCGCGATTTAGGGTTAATCAGACACTTTTCCATCCAGGGAGAAGCCGCTCTGTTTTACTCTGCTCAACAGAAAAATGGTCATATGCGAAGTTAAACGCTTCATTCTCTGAAGCAAACAAGCGTTCGCTGATGGGTTGCCACAGCCTTTCATCGCAACTGAGGATTAATGCCATCCAGCCAGCATCGACAGGTTTTATCATGTAGCCAAGAATGTAGAGATATTCCTTGCCTAAGTTTGGCTCAGTGTCACCCTGATCCAGAAAATAGAAGGTTAAACCGCCGCTGACAAACCTGCGCATACATACCACTAGATTACTGTTTATTTATACAGTAATCTAGCGCCTGACTTCCGCACATTCAAGCTGAGAAATCGGCTCTCGTTTAAGCAACTGTTCTTTAACGTGTTCGCATGCTGTTAAGGTCGGGTAGATGTCTTCGCTTACAGGGGCGTGCAGTACAGAGGAAATGATAAGGATGTAGTCGATCAACATCACGCCTCCTATTCGAAACGTAAAGTTGTTAAAGTAGTTATTGGCAATAAAAAACCCCGCTTTAGCGAGGTTGAACAGTTTGATTAATGATTATTTTGAAAGTAATAAAATACCAGAATGAGAAATAGCATAAACAATCATGGTTAGCATAAGTAGAGCCATAGAAAAAAAACCAACTACAAATAATACATCTTTTATGAAAATGTAGTTTTTCTCACCTCTTTTTACTCTCTCCCATTCTTCCTTTAATACGATGTGACCTGCATCTGTTACCCCTTTATAAAACTCCGTAAGATCGGTTGTTCCAGATAAAACATTATTTCTTAATAGGCCCATAGCTTCGTGCAGTTTTTTCTCGCTATCTGAAAGATTAGAGTTGTTTAAATGAAGTGAAATTTCTGCAATTATTTTGTTAGCTTCTTTTCTTGCATCCAATTGTTTGTCTGCAGGAAAGCCAGCGTTAATTCGCAAAACGTCACTTATAGATATCAAACTCGAAAGCAAGTGACGTAACTCTATTATCCAAGCTTGTCTGAATTCGGATACTTTGCCATCTTTTGTAATTACCATGCCTACAAATGCTATAAATCCTGCTATAGCCGCAGCAATTATTGGACCCCAAGGGCTCATTTTTACTCCTTATTGTAAGGTTGACTAACTGAGTTGATATACAATAATAAAGGGTGGTGTCTGATTTTTGATGTCACACGCTGATATTTTGAAATAAATGGATCCCGATAATTGAGTCAGATTTTCGGCTTGTCAATAAAATTTTCGTGAGGCTTATTATATTTTTCGCTGATTTTATTGATTTTTAAGGTAAACTTTTCGGAATCCTCTTCATTAAACCCATTTTTTCTTAATTGATAAAAGATGTCGTGTTTGAAAAAATGATAAAAATCTTTTAACAATGAAATGTCATCATGCAGTTCATTTATTTTTTCAACATACTTACTGGCCAGATCTTTTTGGTTTGATTGCATTGTATCGATTGTTTTAATCAGCCCGAGCTTTTCATGCAGTTCTGATTCTAGACGAGATTGTATTTCATCTTTTGCTTTAGAGTATACCTCGATATTGTCCTTGAGATGATTAAGCTGTGCATTTCTATCACTAACTAAATTTATAAGTGAGTCTTTGTCATTTATGGTTTTATTCAACTCATCTCTTAATTTTATAATGGTTTTATTGGCTGAATCAAGTTCTTGGTTTAATTGGCCCGTAGTCTCCTTTGACAATATTATTGCTTCTCTCATGTCTTGTATTTGTTTCTCTTCACCAGCTTTATGTCGCTCATAAGCAACATCTTTTTTTGCTCTAAATCTTTCAACTGAAATATCAGCCAAAAGCATTTTTTTCTTTCTTATCGCTAATAATGTTGAAGTCCTGCTTATTGGTTTTGACTGAAAGAAAGTGATTTTTTCAGTGCACCACGGTAATATAAAGGTGAGAATTATCGCCGTGATAAAGGGATAAATATTCATAAAGGAATAAGCTGAATTAATAAATCTTACACGCTCATCCATTTTCATATCACTAAAAAAAAGTATTGCCACAGCCTCCCAGTTGAAGGCAAGCCATGTAATGATCATCACTCCGTAAAAGGGATTATTAATCCTTTCGGTGGAGGTTTTCTTCAAAGATTGAAAGATTTCAGTAAAAAAGTTGCTCATAAAGTGCACCAATTTATAACGTTTTTTTATGAATCATACATTGGTATTGCGGCTAAGAATAGTCTTAAAAAGAAAAAAAGACCACTGACTATGAAGTGCTTAACGTTATGTGGCGAGCGCATAAACTTTTCTCGAATCAGAATATGATAAGCTATTAAAATATATCACTTATTCACTTAATTTATTGCATTGAATCATAACCGCCTCTATGAAGGCGGTTCTTAGGGACGGCGATAGAAGTGGAGAGGGTTTTTTGTACTTCGTCAGAACGGAATATCGTCGTCGAAATCAGGTTCATGCTGAGGTGCATTATTGCGGTTGGCAGCAGCCTGCTGGAGTTTAGATTGAGGTGCAGCGCCGGTGTTCTGATTTGCGTAACGGTTGCCGGTAGGCGCGCCGCGCTGGGCAGTGTTGTACCCGTTACCAGCAACTGGCTGGCGTTTATCAACATCCTTAAGGCTCAGCATTAATTTATCAATGGCTTCGGCTGGAAGTTTTTCTGCAAATTCGGCATAGGTCAGGCGTGTGCCTGGCTGGAAGACATGCCGGATGTTCATCTGGTAAGTGTCTGAGCCATCAGACTGTTTAGTACGTAATTCCTTTTGAAGCACAAGGCCTGTTTTTTTGTTGGTCAGCGCAGTAAATACCCACGCAGTACCCTCGCTTGTCTGCTGCTGCTCGGGAATAAGGTCACGGACGCCAGCTGTCCACATCAGGGCGTTCACGAGGTCCATCCCGAAAGTGGGTTCACCGTCGCGGCCGATAAAGTTGATTCGCAAATAATCGGATTTTGCACCGTTGGATTCGAAGCGTAATTCCAGCGACTGCGATTGACTGTCGGTACCGAAACCAATCTGTGCATGAATGATAACGCCTTCATAAGTACCTGTTTCATTGATGATTGCCGCAGAGCCAGCTTTTTTGGCCGCTTCTGGATCGAACTTAAAGCTCATAGGTTGCATTAAATGTCTCCTTCGGACATGAAGTTGCAAATGGCCTGATCGACAGCGAACAGGTCATTTTCCATTTCGTTTTGATCGGGGAATAAGTCTGGTGGGGCTTTGGCGGTATCGTTGTCATCGCCCTTGATCAGAAAAACGTGTTTGCCATCTTTTTTAATGGCGCGAAGTACGATCGAGAAATAACCTTCTGGCGTAAGCTTCTCATTCAGCATCTTGCCAGCCGTTTTCATTCTGATTTTTCCCTCCGACTCCTCGGTGTGAGCCAGAAAATAAACGCGGATATCATCGGGCAATTGAGTTGCTGCTGTGATAATTCGCCAGATGTGATCGGCCATCTCAGTGAATTTGGTGTAACCAGTTTGATAGGCCCGCAGCATGTTTTCGTGCTGCATCACTACCTGAAAATCATCAATGATCAGCACACGTCGATTTTTTGAAAGCACCATGCGCTGAATTTTGTCTTCAATATCAACCCAGTCATCTGTACGAAAAACATTACCGCGCTGAGGCTTTCCACCATCGTCTAATTTGCCGTGGACCTTCCAGGTGCCTTTATGCCGGAAAGGCAGCATCTTGGGGATGCACTGGATAAGCAGGCAATCGTCGGGGTTGAGGTTTCTGAGGCTATAGGACTTGCCCGCGCCGCTGTCCCCCAGAATCAATACAGGGGTTCCCATTCAAACCTCCAGATAATGTTGCATGGTAAATTTCTGGTCTTCATCCAGATCCATATTTGCCAACGCCCAGCGGAGATAACCCTGGTCCTTTCCGGCAATCTCTTCGAAGGTTTTGCCCTTGTGCTTGCCAAAGCGCATCGTGTGAAGCAGGGAAGGCCGCGCAGATATGTCGCGCATCTGGGCTATCGTCAGGCGTGCGTCACGGTTCAGGCGTAGCAGAAGCGCCGCTGTAACGTAACAGTCGTACAGCGCCCGGTGCGCGTGCAGGTTTTCAGGCACATCAACATCGAGCATGAAGTGATAACGCAAATATTGGTTGGAATGGCTTTCAAGCTCCGGATAAAGCTTGCGGGCCAGTTTTAGCGTGCAAATCCACGGCGCGGTTATCTGTGGCAGCTTTGGCCGGTCAAACGCGGCGTTGTGCGCCACATAAACATCGGCACCCTGATAACGGTCAATTACTTCGCTGAGTGGCGGGGCATCGGCAACCATCGCATCATTAATGTGATGCACTGCCATGGCGCCAACGGTAATCGGTTCGGGCGGCTTAACAAAATCGCTCATCGGATTACACAGCTTGCCGCTAACGATGTCTATACTGGCCAGCTCACACACTCCACCCTCAAAGCTGGTGGTTTCAGTGTCGATCACGCGAATGATGGTGGACATTTAAAGCTCCTGATTTAGCGTCCGCATTTGCTTCACGCTGGGCCAGCCGGTGGGCCAGCATTTCCAGATCTGCCGGACTGATTTGATTTTGCTCGCACAGCGCCAGGATGGTACTCAGCGCCAGCGAATGCATGGCCTCGTTGAGGGCGAACTCAGTAGGGATGGTCGTCATTGTCATAGCAAACACATTCCCGCCACCACACACAGTGCGATAAGCAGCGGCGTCAGCCAGTGGCGTGGCTTAGGGTGGAAATCAGCGCCCGTCAGGCGATGTTTGAACTGCAGGCGTTCGACAGGGGTCATGAGATACGTCTCCTTGGTTTGCCCTGGCGCGCTGCCGGGACGCGGATTGTTTGCTGGTAAAGAAGGGCACAGCCTTTATCGCTGCAGAATGAACGGACCTCGCTGCGGTTCCAGAACCGGATTACCGCCTGCTTTATGTCCGCGGGATGCCGGAACCGGGCGCAGTATTCGCACAGTTCGGATTCGATAAATTCTGTGCCTGACTCGAGTAACAGCCATTCGAAATGTCGTTCCCGCTGGCCGTTCGCATCGATGTAATACACAAAGGTTTCGTCCTCACCCTTGTAATTGGGCTCAATGCTGCAACCGTCGAAAATGACGACGCGGGCACCGATACGGATCGGCGTTCCCTCGGGCAGTTCGCTGATGCGCTGCCGGGTCAGTTTTGGGATGAAATTCATGGATACCTCGGAGCGCTGAAAAGCAGTCAAAAAAATGCCCCCGAGGCGGGGGCCAAAGACTACACAGCAATGTGGGGTTGTGGCGCCAGGTGCTGATCTTCTGGTTGTCTCGATGGACTGCAATTCACCACAACGGATAGAGCATTCTTCGCCGGCTTAATGGTGCGCCTCCAAATGCTCTACCCTGTTGTGTGCTGGCCCCATCCTCCAGCTTCAAGCCCGCGTTTACTTTTAAGTCCAACTAAACTGCTGCGGTATTCCGGACTTTGCCCTGGTGAGGCGTTAACCTTTCTTGGCTGGTGCTAGAGCTTCGCAAAACTCGGCAAAGCTCAGCACTTCTTCGCCTTCTTTCAGGCTTTCAAAATATTCTTCGTAGGCTTTATCCATCGGTCATTCCCTCATTTGCAAAGGTGGTCAGTTCGTTTTGATGCTGCGCCTGCTATCTCACACAGCTCAAAAAAAACTGAATCACCTCACTGTCCGCCGCATGCCTGGGATGCCTTTACCCCGTGAGGTCAGGGAATGCCAGGGTGCTGAGTTTGGGCCTCTCAGCCACCAGCGCGGTGATTACATGTTCACTTGTTAAAGAGCAGAACAGCTGTCTGCGGTGGGCTGCGTCTTGCTGTGACTGCAATATAACAATAGGTATTTTATCTATCAATACCTATAGGTATGAATATTTGAACTTAAAGTAATATGTTTTTGTAAAATATATGAATTTATTTTTTCGAGAGCAGGCGGGATGTTTATTGATGGATGGTAGGAGATTTACCGTTACGCTTTGGTTGGAAATTTTACTGTGCTTATATACAGTATTTGGGAAATTAGCTAGGATTGTTCTAAACAAAAAACGGGGGCTATATGCAAGTCGGCTACATAAGGGGAGATAACGGGGGGTATGAAAAAATTCCGGCAGCATGTTTACATGTAGCTACCGGATTGAACGTTTACCGATTGAATTTCTTAGAAATGTATACAACAACACCTATGATTTTTGCTGTCTCTCCCACTTTTAAAAGAGAGGCTCGAGGATCAGAAGGGGAAAGATAACCTCCCTCATCTCCGGGGAGAAATTTGTATACGCTGTAAGAACCATGAACACAGGCAAACACATAATCATGCACTTTGGGCTGTTCATTTACATCAACAACCACGACAGAATTCAAAGTTGCTTCAGGAAATCCCGAGTCATGATCGAGAAAAAAGGCACGACATGATTCCGCGTTCAGATCTTTGGGAATAGCCTGTAAATCCTTAGTTTTCTCTTCTGCCTTCCAAATATGTACAAATTTTACATCTGGGGTTTGTGGTGGGGGATATGGCGCGTCGTAATTACTCTCCTGGCTTTTACGCATTGGTCCCTCGTTAAGCGCTAACCATTCAGGTCTTACCCCAAGCGCCTTAGATAAATGGACTATGTACCCAGAATTTTGTGATTTTCCAGACAAAATTTTGAAAATGCTAGGCTGAGCTATTCCCACAGCTTCAGCGAGCTGTGCCTGACTCATCCCTGCTTCTTTCATTGCCAGCTTAAGCCGATCGGCGAGAGTTTCTGTATTCATGCCCGCGAACATATAACTGTGGTTATCCATCGTCAAATATCCATGGGTATTTACTTTGTGTGAACTCATAGTTATTATTCTCGCTTTGTAGACTAAAGGGTATAAACATGGTTAACAAAGCTATTCAAAAAGCGATCCAATCTGTTGGAAGCCAAAAAAAGCTAGCCATACACGTAGGTGTTAGCCAGCCAAACGTATGGAGTTGGTTGCATAACAAAAAAAGGGTTTCTCCTGAAAATGTTAACGCGATTGTAGAAGCCACTAACGGAGCAGTTAAAGCCTATGAGATTAGGCCAGACCTACCACAACTCTTTCCACATCCTATAAACCTGAACTCCAAATAAGGAAAAATTTAAATGGATTCAATCACAACGTCGCGCAACAAAGCGCGTGACATCGAGAGTGAGATCGTGAGCCGTATTGCCGCCGAGGGGGTGACGGCAGTTGCTAAGAAATTGGGGGTCGACAAATCACAGGTTAGTCGCTGGCAGAGTCGAGGCGGCTTGGTCGAAAAGGCCAGCCGTTTACTTGCTGCTTTAGATTTCCAACAACCAGCAGGCATGGTGATTATCAAGGGCGATGAAACCGGTGAATTGGCCCAGTGCCTGATTGGCATGCTTGAGCATATTCGTTCTAAAGACGGGGGCTCTGGTGGATGAAAGGTTTGTTGAAACCGACAAGCGCTTTCGGGACAAGCGCGGCATTGTCGTGCGCATCATCAGTTACGACAGGCAGGAACGTAGGGTCATCTTCATGCGGCCTGATTACGAACATCTGTGCTGTGTGCCGAAATGGTACTTCGAGAAGTATTTCATCGAGGTGGGAAAGAGCGACTGAACAGCGGGAACTGTCCAGTCGTGTACAGCGTTGCTTTTGGGAAGCGAGGTCAATTATGCGACAAAAACGCCGGAAACCGCAACAGGAAACTACTGTACATAAAGACATGGCGCGCGAAGAGTTAGTGCGCCAGTATTCCCCTGAGGTCGGACGTCAGCTGCGCCAGGTACTGGAGCAGGTAAAGCGCGAGAGGTTAGGGCATGAGTAATACTGCTGAAATTATCCATTTTCGTGCTCACAAAGAGCATGGGGAGCTACGCATGGCCGATACCGATGACGGTTATACACGGCTGGCTAATGAGCTGTACGAAGAGCTGATCGGCGCTAACCTCACCCGTAACCAGGCGAAGGTAGCGCATGCTGTTTGCCGCAAAACTTATGGCTTTAACAAGAAGCTGGACCGTATTTCTGATAGCCAAATTTCTGAGCTAACCAAGCTGCCACGACAGAAGGTAAACAAGGCCAAAAATGAGTTGATCGCCATGCGCGTTCTGCTCCGTGTAGGGATGCATATTGGCCCAAACAAGCACCTGTCTGAATGGCAAATACCGCAATGTCACCAAGATGGTGTCACTGTCACCAAATCAGTGACAAAAAGTGTCACCAAAACAGTGACAGGGTTGTCACCAAAACAGGGACACACAAAAGACACTATTCAAAAGACAATAAATACAGATCCCCCTAAAGCCCCCAAGGGGGAATTTTCGGAGGAAGTTTTATCACAGGCAAAACAGGTCCTGGAGTATTACAACGAGGTTACAGGCACCACCTGCCGCTCTGCAGAAGCCTTTGCCGTTTTACTTACTGAGCGTCCATCCCGCGAAGCCTACACCGTTGATGACCTCAAGCTGGTGGTGCGCTGGGTCACTGAGACGTGGAAGCGCCGCAACGGAACGGTCGCTAAGCCCGCGAATATCTGCCGCGTTAACCGCTTTGACGGCTATCTGGCTGATGCCACCCAGTGGGATGAAAATCAGGTCGAGGTTGACTGCGATGCTGTAATCGATGCTTACAACGATTTAGCGGCAGGCCGTCTGATGTATGCCGAAATTGACGAAGACAGAGTGAAGGCTATCCGCCGTCTGGCAACACACTTCCCGCGCAGCAAGCCTGCTAACGAATGCTTTCGCCATTACTTTAGCGCTTTTTTCAATCAGGCCCGCGACTCGTACTTTGGCAAAAGCAGCAGCGGCTGGCATGCCAACTTCGACTGGCTGATGAAGCCTGACACGCTGCTGATGATTCGGAGGGGCAACCATGTCTGATCTGTATCTCGAAGCCAGCGTGCTGGGTTGTCTGCTTCATTCCGGTTTAACGCCTGATGCCTACGACGTGCTGGCTACCGTCGAGCCAGCAGCATTCACCAATCCTTTTTACACAAAGCTGTATACAGAGATTAAGCGCCAGGCAACGCAGAAAAAAATGATTGATGCGCTGCTGGTGGCAGAGGCCATGGGCAATGAAAACGGTATTTTTGCTGACGTAATGGAAACCATGAAGATGGTGCCGAGCGCGGCGAACATGAAGGGCTATGCAAAAAGTCTCAATGAAAAATACATGGTTCGTGGCTTTGTCAGCCTCATGGAGAGCCATTACGAGAAGATTACCAGCGCTTACAACCACGATACCGCTATGGAAGGTATCCAGGACTTTACGCGCCAGCTGATGAACATCAGTCGGCCAGATGAAGAAGTGTTGCCGATCCGCGCCAGTGAGTTGCTTAACGGGTATATGGACACGCTCGAAAAACGCGTTGCCGGTAATGAAGAGTCAAACACCATCAAAACGGGCATTGATGATCTGGATGAAATCACAGGTGGTTTAAACGACACGGACCTGATCGTTATCGCTGCCCGCCCAGGTATGGGTAAAACCGAGCTGGCACTGAAAATCGCCGAAGGCATAGCCCAGCGCACTGTTTCGCTCGGAACTGAGCGGGTACAGCGTGGCGTTCTGATTTTCAGTATGGAAATGCAGGCAGGCCAGATCATTGAGCGCCAGCTGGCGAATGCGTCCAACGTATCCGTTTCCAAACTGCGTAAAGCCAGCCACCTCGATGATGAGGACTGGGGCCGGATCTCCATGGGGCTGGCTGAGCTTGCCAATCTCGATGTCTGGGTTGTCGATGCAACAAACCTCAGCATTGAACAAATCAGGGCAGTGGCCACTCGTCACAAAAACCGTTATCCGGGCCTGTCTCTGATCCTGGCTGACTATCTGGGGCTCATCAAAAAGCCATCGGCAGAACGTAATGACCTGGCGATCGGCGAGATTACACGCGGCCTTAAAACCATGGCGATGGAGCTTAATACACCCGTCATCTGCCTCAGTCAGCTGTCGCGAGAAGTAGAGAAGCGACCCAACAAGCGCCCGTTAAATGCCGATCTGCGTGACAGTGGCAGCATTGAGCAGGATGCGGACGGCATCTGGTTCATTTATCGCGATGGTGCCTATAACCCGGACAGCCCCGCCGCGCACCTGGCTGAAATCATTATCGGTAAAAACCGTCATGGCCCACAGGGCGGCGTGGTTTATCAGGAATTCCGCAACGGGCATTTCCGTGGAACAGATCAGGCAATAGCGGCGCAGCTTGCCCGAGAGAGACCGGCGCAGGCTGGCCGGGATAAATCATCACGCAACGGTAATGAAAAAACGGGGAGACTATTTTGATCAAAATCTATGACATCACGCCGCTGGGCAAGCCCCGCCAGACTCAACGTGACCGCTGGGCAAAACGGCCGGCTGTTCTCCGGTACAGGGCATTTTGCGATGAGGTGCGCCTGAACCAAATCCAACTGCCTGACAGTGGTTGTCACATCACGTTTGTGCTGCCCATGCCAGACAGCTGGAGTAAAAAGAAGCGCGCGCAGTTCAGTGGTCAGCCCCACCAGCAAAGGCCCGATGTCGATAACCTTCACAAAGCGTTGATGGACGCCGTGTTTGATGAAGACAGCGCCGTATGGGATGCACGTATTACAAAAATCTGGGGAGAGAAAGGGCAGATAAGGATCGAGAGCATTGCCTGAGACTATAAACGCAGCAAAATTCAGTAAGGAGAATCACCTTGAACCTTGAGAGCACAATAAAGTTTTTCGCACCAAAATCACCTATGTTCAGCGATTCTCCACGGGCAACGGCCAGTGACAGCCTGGATATTTCGGATGTGATGGCATCCTTCGGGCTGACTGGCGCGCAGGCTCGTTTCGGATTTGAATTATTCCTGTCCAAGCATGGCATCACGTCCAGTGATCGCGCCGTTAAAATGTTAACTGAATTTGGTTTGAGTAAGGCGGGGCTTTTCCGGGCAGTTGCCGAACTCGATGAGAATATTAAACGCGAATTTGTGCAATTGCTCGCAACGTTTGCCTACATGGACTATTCGCGCAGCGCCGCAAGCCAGCGCCCCTGTACCTGTTGCAATGGTACCGGGTTTATCGACACGGAGGTATTTACTACTAAATCACACATGCCTTTCGCGGCGCGTGATCTGGTCAAAGCCTCTGTGCGCTGGGGTGTTAAAGATTTCATACCATCCAGTTATGAAAAAGTCAGAGAGGTAAAAGAGATTCAGCGTGTCCGTTGCGGCACCTGTGAAGGGAAAGGCGTGATCAGCAATGCGTGTCGCTGTCATGGTAAAGGCAAAGTGCTGGACCTTGAGCAGAGCGAGATTCAGGGCGTACCTGTCATGAAAACCTGCACTAAATGCACCGGCCGAGGTTATGCGCGCCTGCCAGCTGAAACTGTACGGCGTGCGATTGGATATGCCATTATGGCGGTGAGTCAGCCAACATGGTCACGTAATTTCAAACCGTTCTATGAATCACTCATAACCCAGTGCCACAAGGAAGAGTCCTTAGCGGGGGATATGCTGCAGCGTGTGACCGGAAACAGCGAAATCAGGCACGCGAAGCAATGAGATTTATCTCATGTATTGACGGCGTGAATAAAATGGACCATTATCACGCCAATGATGGGATTTCTCCGCGCTGTTCATCAGCCCGTACTTGACGAGATCATCTCAAACCAAAAATTAAGGCTCGCCACTGGTGGGCCTTTTTATTTTTCTTTGTGCTGGTTAGACAGTCACTTAGCCACAACTGCCTGAGGAAACTACATCTCACTGCCACATTGCACAGAAAAGCCTAAAAAATTCAGCCGAATGACAGTTTTGTTTAAAAAATCGATAAAAGCCAAAATAAACAGGGGTTAAGAAGGAATGTTTGAGTAATAGTTTATTAAGGTATAGTTTCTGTTTGGTATTGATATGGGGTAGACTTCAGTTATTGCGGTGAATCCCCCTAGCGGCGGGGCTAAGTCATGTGTTCATTAGCAATAGCGGGCCAGTTCGTGACTTTATCTGGTCTACCGGGAGGCACCCGGCATCGCAAACCAGTTATCACCTCTGTCACAGCACTCCAGCACCTGCTTCTTTAGGTAATTGAGCTAACTGTACTTAAGTTTAGGTGTTGATTGCACTTAAGGATAGTTGTCGGTTTTTGGGTGAATGTACAAAATAGCTTATGAGTTCTGAAAAAAAATCCCTCAAGTCATCATAGGTCTCGGCAACCAGGTCGGGATGACAAGAGGGAAGCCAATACGGCCAACTCCAGGGAAAATCCTTAGTAATCATAATGCATTTTTATAACTATAGAAATTGATTTGTGTCAATAACTGAACCTGCTTACGCAGGTTTTTTTATGATTTTGATTTTTGGCTAATAATCCCATAACGGTTTTTTATGCTTATGGCTGGTTCATGCTAGGTTTATATTTTGTCATTCATGCGCAGGGTGTTCCTGCTTAGTGCAAAATATCGTAATGGATACTTATCAGAACTAGTGGTTATCAGATTTGTCTTATGCTTTCCTTCGTTACAGAAAGGGAAGGGTTTTGAAAATATCGAAGAGAGTGACATGGCTGTTGATGTTGTTGTTTTGCGTGGTTGTATGGGGGGTGATAGTCACTGCAGTTGCTTTCGCTGGAGAGGACAGAAAGTTCACACCCAAGACTCAGCCCGGACAATCTAATTCTCAGGTTGATGCGGATAAAATCACGAAACTAAACCTCAATGCACAGCAAAAAAAATTCATTGAGTCGTTAATTGAATCACCGTCAGAAAAATTAAGCGGTAACTAAAGAGTCAACGAATTTTTTAAAAATAGCCTAAAGGCCGCTTTCGAGCGGCCTTTTTTCTTTGGTGCAAGCAACGTTACATGCACCGGGGTTTTGCGGAAACAGTTTTGCTTTGCGCATAAAAAAAGCCGCGCTTACTTGGGGGGGCGCGGCAAAAGTAGAGACAATGTAGTCGGAACTTAGGTTAGGGCCTGAAATGGCCCTGAACATTTTATACTCTTATTCACTCTGTTATTTTTGATAATTAATGTCTTTAAAGATGTTTTGGGCCCCTGAGACTTACCCCTTCAGCTGGGGTAGATAAGTATCAGATACTTTTAATTCCTTCGTTTTGAGTGTTGCACACTCCTTTTACTCACAGCTTCCGTAACCAACGGAGGTCTAATCATGGTTAAAAATATGCCCGACAAAATCTCGACAGCGACAAACTATAGCGTGTCGGGCGGCCTTATGTATGGCGGCCTGACCGGGTGGTTTGGATGGCTGCATGGACTCGACTGGAATCAGATAGCGTTAATTGGTGGCTTCATCATCGCAATGCTCACTTTCATTACGAATATCTACTTTAAACGGCGCCAGACAAAAGCGTATGAGAAAGCGCTTGATCGTGGTTACGTTACTCCACCACCACAGGATGACTAACCATGGCAACAGCAAAGAAAGTCGGTGGTGCAGCCAGCGCAGTGTGTTCCGTTGCGGCCATCATTGCGATTGTTCTATCAAACGGGCACGTCCGAACTAATCAGCGCGGGCTTGAACTCATCGGAAACGCTGAATCCTGTCGGCGCGATCCGTATGTCTGTCCGGCAGGTGTTCTGACTAATGGGATAGGCAACACTCACAACGTTAAGCCAGGCGTGCGGCTCAGTGACGAGCAGATAGCCGCCACATGGGAAAAAAACATTCTCGATGCCGAGTCCTGTGTAAACCGTTACGGTAATGGCCGAAATTTGACTGATAACACGTTCAGCGCCGCCGTGTCAGTCACCTTCCGGTCAGGCTGTGGAAACCTGCGCAACTCGCAAATGTTTAGCCTTCTGCGTAAGGAAGATATCACAGCGGCATGTCATCAGCTCCCGCGCTGGGTCTGGGGCGGTGGAATGGTGCTACCGGGGCTGGTTAAGCGTGCGAATAATGAAATGCTGCTTTGTTTAGCTCAATAGTGGCGCGAGATAGTCCTCGCGCCTTATTCTCAAAGTGGACAGCTAATATCACCCTCTGGGCAATCCAGCATTTTCTTGAACTCATCGGTTCGTTGTTTAGTTTTATCGAGCAGGCAGTGAGATAAATTCATTGAGTTAACTGATCCGCCTTTAGAGATGAAAGTTTGAAATTTACAGTCCGCGTCTCTGAATTCAATCCATTTACGTTGTGATGACTGTAAAAGAGACTTTTGCTCTCCTGAAGTAGCCTTAAGGGCTTTCTGGTAAGTTTGGTTAAGCTCTTTATCTGCCACTTTATATTCGGTATTCGCGCACTGGTTCATATCGAGTTGTTTTTCTGCATTTTCGCAGTCCACAGCCAGAGCCTGCGAAACGGGAAAAGCAATAAGTGCAGCAATAATTAACTTTTTCATAATCAGTTCCTCAAGCCTCAAGCCTCAGGATTAAGGCAGAAGTATTATATTCACTAATGATTTCATAGTTAAATTTTATCTTTTCTAGGTCGATAAAATGCCTCCACTTTTAAGAAACTGGCGTACGGTACTTGCGTTCCTGCTGGTGGTGCTCATAGCCGGGTTGTTACTGGCTGTGGGTCACTATCGCGACAACGCGGTATATTTCCGCGTTCAGCGTGATAAACAGAAGGTAGTTACGGACAGCCTCCAGGCAACCATAAATGACATGCAGCGCCGCCAGCACTCTGTCGCGGCAATAGATGCCAGATACACGAAGGACTTAGCCGATGCGCAAAAAACCATTAGCGATCTGCGTAGGGATGTCGATTCTGGGGCTAAGCGCCTGCGCGTCTCAGCCAAATGTGATCGGCCAGTGTCCGGTAAATCCTCCGCCACCCGCGTGGATGATGATGGCAGCCCCCGACTTACAGACGCCGCTCAACGGAATTATTTCACCCTCAGAGAACGAATCGAAACCGTCACAAAACAACTGACCGGCCTGCAGGAATATGTGCGTCAGGTCTGCTTACCTCCCGCATCCTAAAAGGTAAATAAATCCATGTATACCACTACCGAACTTATTACGTGGGCGCTGATTGCGCTCGTCACTGGTTTCGCTGTTGGCTGGCTGGTGGGCCTGTTCCGCTGGAAAAACAGCCCTGCTAAAGCTGAGGCCGAATCAACAGCCATTCGTGACGGCTGGCACGATGTAGAGCAGCGCTTTCAGGCTCAGATTGACGAACTGAAAAGCAAACTGGATGAGCAGTCCATCGCTCAGCCGCAGGAGGCGCAGAGTGAAGCGCCAAAAAAGATTTAACCGACGCCTGGAATAATGACCGGGCTTTACCCACTAAAGAGGAAGTAAAGATGTCCGAACCACTGTATGACGGTACCACCGCGACCACGGCACAACCGGTCACAACAGCAACCGATAAAACTGATGCTGTACTGGCAAAGGTGAAAGAACTGCTGAAAGTGGCAGGCCATGACGTTGATATTGTATTCGACGATGTGGCTTCACTGGCTAAAAAGCTGGCGTAATCATCACAAGGCGCATTTACGAGTGCGCCTGATGATGTATATTAAACTCTTTAGTGCATAAGGAGTTTTCATGAAATTTCATCTTGTTTGGGAACAATATTCAAAAGAGTGGACTCTGGTCGAAAAGGGATTTCATTTCATGAATGTTAATGATCCATTCGATATAGATACTGAAGTTTTTGAGTATCTTGAAAGAGTTGCAGAATCAAGGGGGGTTGATAAGAAATATTTTGTTTTAGTCAGTTGTCAGCCTATGCCTGCTTTTAGAGAAGAAAATGAGCCATGGAAACCAGCGGAAGAAAATAGTGGAGAGCTTGATCCAATGTTTGATCAGGCAGTAGCATATGTCGTTAACCAGCGCCGGGCATCTATCTCAGGAGTTCAGCGACATTTGCGTATTGGCTATAACCGTGCTGCAAGAATTATAGAGCAAATGGAAACGCAAGGAATTGTTTCTTCTGTCAATCATGCTGGACATAGGGAAGTGCTTTAGAGTCGTAACAACATCAGGATGTCTAGGCGCATATTGGATGCATCTAGATAACAATTTACCAGCCTAACGCCTGACATAATATTGTCGCTGCGGCAGCAAACGCAGCTATTGAATTATATTTCGACTGTATTTTCACAGTCATGAAGTATTGATGTAAGTCAACATCATCTTGGGGGTTGGGATAGGTTAACTCAATCCTGCCAGGAGTGTGTTCAGCTTTTGCAGTTGCCGATAAAACCCAAAAGCCAGCAGAAATAATTCCAGAAATTATTGATAAAACATGGTGTTCAGTTATCCATTTGCCGATAAATTCAATTTCAATCATTTAATCGCCCTTTTGATTTTCGTGTTGAGTAGCTCATGTAAACTCTAAACAATTATAGTTTTATTATCGTAAATTAATAGAATTACGAAAAGGTTGAATATGGCAAAGCCGGACTGGGGAGACCTTCAGAGTCGGTTCCTGTCCGAGCATGCCAAAACCGGTATTTCCCCTAAAGACTGGTGCGAAGCGCAGGGACTGAATTATTCATCTGCGCGGCGTTATATCAAAAAGCCGGCTGCGCAAAATTCTGCGCAGAAGAGTAGCGCTAGTGTGCGCAAAAGTGAAACTGTGCAACAGCCAGATTTCAATGATGTGCAAAACTGTGCGCAGGAATTTAATGTGCGCAGTTACGGCCTTTCAGAGCAGCAAATCAGGTTCGTAGAGGAATATCTCATCGACCTCAACCGTACTGCCGCCTATAAGCGTGCTGGGTACAAAGGCGAGGGCAACACTGCCTATGTAAATGCATCGCGCATGCTAAGAAATGCTAAGGTCGGTCAGGCTGTGCGGGATGCAATGGACGCTCGCGCAAAGCGCACGCAGATTTCGCAGGACGCCGTTTTGCAATGGTGGTGGGACATAGCGACTGCCGACGCCACACAGCTTACCGAATTACATCGTTATTGCTGCCGCTATTGCTGGGGATTCGGTCACAACTATCAGTGGCGGGATATGGTTGAGTTCGAGGAAAAAAGGCTTGAGGCGGTCGAGCGCAAGCAACGCGAGCCCAGCGATTCTGGTGGATTTGGTTACGATGCCATGATTGATCCGAACCCTGACTGCCCGCGATGTAACGGTCTGGGCCTTAGTCGTCCGGTCTTCCACGATACGCGCGATGCTACCGGCGCGGCGCGGCGTTTGTTTGCAGGTATCAAAGAAGGCAAATTCGGCCTTGAGATAATCACGCGCAATCAGGACGAAGCGTTGAAGATGGTTGCGCAACATCTGGGCATGTTGAAATCGAAGACCGAAATCAGCGGACCAGAAGGCGGACCAATACAGACTGAGCAGGTTAATTTAACGCCTGACGAGGCCGCAGAGCTTTACCGCAAAATGATGGGATAACGGCCGGAAATAGCGGTTTCGTTACCTTTTCGGGTTATGCATTTTCGGGCCGCTGTTATGCACCGTTTATGCAGTCCGTTTTCAGCCTTTCCGCTATGAAATCATCAGGAAATACGTCTTTAGCGGCTAACTGCGCATGAGTGCAGTTTCGCCAGGGCGGGTAACATCCCTTATGTTAAATAGGGGCCAACTGGCCCCAAAATTAGTTATACAGATTGGGTCTCATCGCGAATTACAGTCGAACTGCCATTCTTTTGTACGGATGCTATGCCAGTCTCAGCCGCTTGTTTGGATGAGTACATTTCACTTGTTGCAATTACTTCGTTATTATCGGCCTTAAGAACAAAATAGTATTTCTGGTCAAATAATGACGGCTTGCCTTTTTTTAGAACGTAATAACCCATGAGGTATCTCCTTAAGCCGGTGCACCATGCGCCGGTGAGATAATATTCATTCATTCACAAAACTGATCAATTGATACAGGTCAATTTTTTGGTAAATCTGATGCCGATCCCTTTCCCGTTCGATTTCCGTAATCCGGATTACACGCAGGTGTTTGAATGGCGCATGGAGAGGTTGCAGCGTATCAGGCAAAACCCTGGCATGCTGCCCGCGATGAAGGCATTCTACCGTGACAATCCTGCCCAGTTCATTATCGACTGGGGCATCACAACAGACCCGCGAAATCTTGATTACGGCCTGCCCGTCTCTATCCCGTTCCTGTTGTTTCCGAAACAGGAAGAGTGGATTCACTGGATTATGGACCGCCGCGGCAAACATGAAAACGGCATCACCGAGAAAAGCCGCGAAATGGGGCTGAGCTGGACCTCAATTGGCCTGGCCTGCTCCATGTGCCTTTTCAACAAAGAAATGGTGATCGGCTTCGGTTCGCGCAAAGAGGAATACGTGGACAGTACCGGCGACCCCAAGGCGCTTTTCTGGAAGGCGCGTAAGTTCGTCGAAATGCTGCCCGTTGAGTTTCGCGGCGACTGGAGCGCGAAGAAGCACGCGCCCTACATGCGTGTTGAGTTCCCGACTACCGGCGCAGTGCTCAAGGGCGAGGCGGGCGACAACATCGGACGTGGTGACCGTACCACGCTTTATTTCGTGGATGAGGCCGCGTTCCTGATGCGTCCCATGATGATTGAAGCCTCTCTGTCACAAACCACGCGTTGCCGTATCGATCTCTCATCGGTTAACGGCATGGCTAACCCGTTCGCGCAAAAGCGTCACGGCGGGCGCATTCCGGTATTCACCTTTCACTGGCGCAGCGACCCACGCAAAGATGACGAGTGGTACCGCAAGGAGTGCGAGAAGATTGATAACCCGGTTGTGGTTGCTCAGGAGCTTGACCTCAACTACGCCGCATCGGCTGAGGGCGTGCTGATCCCGAGCGATTGGGTACAGGCTGCTATCGATGCGCATATCAAACTGGGCATCCAGCCCACGGGCAAACGCCTGGGCGCCATGGACGTGGCTGATGAAGGACGCGACAAAAACGCCTTCTCATCGCGTCATGGCTTCCTGCTGGAGAACATCCGCGAGTGGTCAGGCGTAGGCAGCGACATTTACGGATCGGTAGAGAAAGTCTTTGGCTACTGCGAAGAGGACCGGCTCGAAGAATTTCGCTTCGACGAGGACGGCTTAGGCGCGGGCGTGCGCGGTGATGCGCGTGCCATCAACGAACTGCGCAAAGTGGCTCGCCGGCCGATGATACTGGCCACGCCGTTTCGTGGCAGCGGGGGCGTGTTCGATCCGGATGATGAGGCGGTGCGTGGCGACAATGGCCAACAGGCCAGACTGAATAAGGATTTCTTTGCCAACGCCAAGGCTCAGAGCTGGTGGTATTTGCGCAAACTCTTCCAGAACACCTATCGCGCTGTAGTCGAGGGGATGGCCTACAACCCCGATGAAATTATATCGATCAGCAGCGCCATGCCGAACAAAGATAAACTGGTAATCGAATTGTCTCAGCCGACCTACTCAATAAACGGCGTGGGAAAAATCGTTGTGGACAAACAGCCTGACGGCACCAAATCGCCTAACCTGGCTGACTCAGCGATGATCAACTATGCGCCAATGAACAGCGATCTGGACATCTGGATGCGCCTGTAACGAGGAAACGATGGCACGTAAACAAAACAGCAGCGCCGCGCGTACTCCCCAGGCTACGGCGGACAGTTACGATAATTTCATGGCCCGCGTTGGCATGCAGCAGCAGAACCAACACGCCGCATCGTCATACCGGGCAAAGTTCACCAGCCGCAACCGGCTACAGATTGAATGGGCCTACCGCTCATCGGCCATCATTGGCTCTGCCGTAGATGCCGTGGCGGACGACATGACCCGCAAGGGCATTCGTATCACCTCTGAGATTGACCCACAAGAGCGAGGCGTAATTGAGTCACTCTTTGATGAGCTGGAACTGTGGGACCGCCTCAACGACACGATCAAATGGTCGCGCCTCTATGGCGGAGCGGTCGGTTTCATCATGATCGAGGGCCAGGCTCCGTTTACGCCTCTGCGGCTGGAAACTATCGGCAAGGGCAAGTTTAAAGGGGTTTTGCCGCTCGACCGCTGGATGATTAACCCCAACCTACAGCGCCGTATCAGGGACATGGGGCCAAACCTCGGCAAGCCTGAGAGATACGACGTGGTGACGACTGCAACGGGCATACCCGCCTGGAGCATTCATTACAGCCGCCTGATCCGCTTCGATGGGGTTACGCTGCCTTACCAGCAGGCCCAGACCGAAAACGAGTGGGGCATGTCCATCATCGAACGTATCTGGGACCGCCTCACCGCGTTCGACAGCGCGACTATGGGCGCGGCACAGCTGGTCTACAAAGCCCACCTGCGCACCATGAAAATTAAGAAACTCCGTGAGCTTATCGCGATGGGCGGACCCGCCTATGAAGCGTTGCTGAAAAATATGGATCTGGTTCGCCTCTTTCAAAGCAACGAGGGGATGACGCTGCTCGATAGTGAGGACACGTTCGAGACTCACCAGTATTCGTTTGCTGGCCTCGACGACGTGATCAGCCAGTTCGCTGAGCAGATAAGCGGCGCGACGGGGATCCCGCTGGTGCGCCTCTTTGGTCAGTCGCCAAAAGGTTTCTCTACCGGCGATGCTGACCTGTCGAACTATTACGACACCATCGGTACCCAGCAGGAACGCCGGTTGCGTCAGCCACTGCGCAAGCTGTTCGACGTGATGTACCGCTCTGAACTGGGCAAGCCGTTGCCCGATGATTTCACGTTTGAGTTTAACCCTCTCTGGCAAATGTCCGACGTTGATCGCTCGACGGTCGCGACCAACACCGTTAACGCCATCGTGGCTGCCGTTGATGCCGGGCTGATGACCGTCAAGGCGGGCATGACGGATTTGCGCGAAAACGCAGACGTCACCGGCGTGGGCGCATCCATCACCGATGAGGATATCGAGAATGCGGAAGATGAAACGCCGCCAGGGTTTAGCGAACGGACTGACGACCCGGAGCCTGCCGAAGCAAGCAGAAAACCGGTACCGGACCAGCCTACGGCGGATAGCGCAGGCGGTGGGCGACATCGTAAATGGCCGCTACGATGGTTCAAATGACAGCGTTACCGACATCATGGACGCGCTCGAGCGCTACAGCGATATCATTGATGGCTGGGCGAACCGTGTGGCGACAAGTTTTGCCGCCGATCTTGAACGACATAGCGAAAGAGAGTGGCGGCGTAACAGCCTGTTAATCGGTGATGAACTTCGACACGTCATCAGCAGTACGCCCACGGGCCAGGTGATGCAGAGTATCGTCGCTGAGCAGGTTAAATACATCAAGTCACTTCCACTGGAAGCCGCCGACCGAATTTATGATATTCAGAACAAGGCGATTGAGGCCGTTGCATCAGGCCGCCGCGCTGACTCATTTGCGAAAGAAATAGCGGCATCCGGTGACGTGTCCATGTCACGGGCGAAACTCATTGCACGAACCGAAACAGGCCGCGCGGTCACCGCCCTGACGCAGGCCAGAGCGCTGGCCAGTGGTTCAGCGGGCTACATCTGGCGCACGGCAGATGACGGTGATGTGCGTCATTCGCATCAAGAGATGGAGGGAAAGTTTGTAAGCTGGGATAGACCGCCAACGCTTGACGGCTTAACTGGCCATGCTGGTGCGCTGCCTAACTGCCGTTGTTACTGTGAGGTTGTTTTATCAAATAAAATTTAATTATCATGTCATCCAATTTGATATGACGGACATGATTCAATGGCAAAAGTGCATGAAAAAAATGGATTTGAGTACACCCACGAAAAATTTAATCTTTTTGGAAATTGGGTTGTTCATTGGAAGATAAGGCCGAAGAGTTCTGTCCACTGGATGAGTTATGAAGTACCCACCAGTAAAACTAAGAAAATCGATGTAGAGAAATTTTTGGATGATCCCATTAATGCACTTGAATACTATTCTGATTGGTTCAAGAGAGTAAGTGATGCAGAGCTCGCAAGAAAGAATTTAGAACAAGCAGAAAAGCGTCTCGATAAAGTTACTCATCCCGATTGGGGGGGGAGGGGGAATAACCCTAATAAAGATACCCGCATAGTGCGCGATGCTAGAGAAAACGTAGAAGCTTGCATCAGAGCACTTAAACATGCGGAACAATTGAATGCTTCGATTTAAATAACCTCAGAACAAAAGGTCGCTAATGCGGCCTTTTTTTATGCCTGAAATCAGCAGGTGACCAATGAAATATCTCTTTAATACCCGACTGGGTGAAGCCCGTTACCTGCTGGCTGACGGTTCGTTGCTGTGCAAAGACGTCCCGATCGGTCGCACAGGTTCACAGCTTTACAGCGCGCTGGACCTGCCAAAGCTTGAGCCGGATTCAGACGGGGAGATTGTCGTCGAGCGTACAGCTGATGAGGTTTTCAGCCCGGAAACGCTCGCATCCTTCGAGGGTATGACTGTCACCATCCTTCACCCCGAGGATGAAGAAGGGAATATCAAATTTGTCGATCCGGAGAACTGGCGGGAATTAGCCGTTGGACATCTTCAAAACGTGCGCCGCGGTACAGGCTCACAGTCAGACCTTATGATTGCTGACCTCATCATTAAAGATGAAGAGGCAATCGACTACATCGAAAACGGGCTGCGCGAGGTTTCGTGCGGTTACGACGCCGAGTATCAGCAAACCGCTATAGGCAAGGCAAAGCAGTACCAAATCACCGGAAACCATGTGGCTCTCGTCCCAAATGGCAGGGCCGGAACACGTTGCGCAATTGGAGACAGAAACACGATGGCAACTAAACAAAACTGGTTCACTCGCTTAAAACGCGCTGTGAAAACAGGCGATGCAGACACCATGAATGAGCTTCTTGAGTCGCCGCCGTCAAGCATGACGGGCGATGATGGTGGCGATTTACCGCAGGGCGTTAATCTCAATATCAACCTGGCGCCACAACATCCCATGCCGGACCGTGATCCGGAAATGGGTGGGCTCAAGACCGCCGACAATGAAGAGCAGATTCCTGCCTGGGCGGCAGCGATCATCGCGCGTCTCGACAAGCTGGAAGGTAAAACCACCGACAGCAGTGATGATGATGACGATAATAAGAAAAAATTTGGCGACTCTGACGATGAAGACAAAGAGAAGCCAGTGACCGCCACGGGCGATTCTGCTTACCGTGCCGAACTCATCCTGCCTGGTATCGATCTGACCCAATCCATGAAGCCTACAGCATTCAAGCGTCATGTGCTGGCCTCTGCTGATCAGGCGCTGGTTCGTCAGATTGTGGGTGATGCGGCTATCAAACAGCTGCCGAAAGCACACGTAGAAATGGCATTCACCGCCGTTTCTGAACTGGCGAAAGGCCGCAACACCCAGGCCATCCGCACCGGCGACAGCCTTCGCCAGTCAGGCAACTCGAATGCTGACCTCAATCAGCAGAATAAAGACTTCTGGAATAAACGCTGAGGCAACTCCCAATGAATAACACGATTCTTTACCGGATGCCTGTTGGCATCGCCGGTGCAATCTCACGCCCGCAGGATCTTACCGTTGAACCGGTAATTATCAGCGCGTCAAACGCGTTTTCGGCCTATGGGCTGGCGGGAAAATTTTCAGGTGGTCTGTTCGTGCCGCTGGCTGACGGTGATACCGCTGATTTGATCCAGGGGATCTACGTTCGCCCGTATCCGACAACCTCAACGCCCGATCTGGTCCGCCAGGTGGGTTCAGATAAAAACTTTGCGGGCGATGCTCTGAAACGCGGCTATATGAGCGTGTTTGTGGGTGCCGATGCCACCGCCATTACGAAGGGCACGCCCGTCTACGTGGTGTTGAGTGCCGATGCAAGTATTAAAGTTCCGCTGGGCGGTTTTATGGCGACGGCGGTCAACGGCAAAACGGCGGTGCTGCCAAATGCGCAGTTCACTGGTGCGGGCGATGCTGACGGCAACGCTGAAATTTCCTACAAGATTTAAGGACACAAAATGCAGACTTTTGACCAACGCACCATTGACGGCACCGGTGCTTTCCTGGTCGGCGAGCTTGAGCGTCTCGATCAGACGCTGAACGCGCCACTGGTAAGCTACACCTGGACGCGTGATATTCAGTTGCGCGAAGACGTTTCGGTGGCTGATGACATGTCGAGCTGGACCAATACCAGTTTTGCCGCAGCCGGTACCGGTGCAAATCCCAACGGGAAAAACTGGGTCGGTAAAGACTCCACCGCGATCGCCGGTGTGAACGTCAATATCGATAAATCCGGTAACCCGCTGAACCTCTGGGGCATGGAGCTGGGCTGGACGGTTATCGAACTTAAGGCTGCTGAACAGGTCGGGCGGCCGATCGACACCCAGAAGTATGAAGGCATGCAGCTTAAGTGGCAGATGGACAACGACGAGCAGGTTTATATCGGCGACAGCGCGCTTAACCTCAAAGGCTTACTTAACCTCGATGGCGTGACGCTGAACAATGCCCCTCAGACCTGGGCCGCTTCCACCAACGACCAGATTCTGGACAGCGTGAACTCAGTGCTGACCGATGCCTGGAAAGCGTCGGCGTATTCGGTGGTTCCGACAGAACTGCGCGTGCCGCCAGAGCAGTATGCGCTGCTGGCCAGCCGTAAGGTGTCGGAGGCAGGCAACATGTCGCTGCTGACCTACCTGTCGACCAACACCATTGCATTCCACAACAATGGCCAGCCTCTGGAAATCAAAGCCATCAAGTGGCTGAAAGGGCGCGGCGTGGGCGGCAAGGACCGCATGATCGCTTACACCAACGATAAAAAGTATGTCCGTTATCCGCTGGTGGCGCTGCGCAGCATCCCGATCCAGTATCGCGGCCTTTATCAACTGGTGACCTACTACGGCAAGCTGGGCGCAGTAGAACCAGTTTACCGCGAAACGATTGCTTATAAAGACGGCATCTGACCTTCCTTTAACAGGCCCCTTCGGGGGCTTTACCGGAGCCTGACATGGCAAAAAAAACACAGGTAGAAATTCTGGTTCACACGCCGTTTGTCTTCACCGACGCGAAAGGGGAGCAGACGGGATTTCTCGTCGGCCGTCACAGCGTTGATAAAGACGTCGCTGAACACTGGTTTGTGGTGGCCCATTCTGACCAGACCGGCAACGTAACAACCTCGGGAAGTGACGAAGAGTTACTGGCCGAGATTGACAGCCTTAAAACGCAACTGGAGCAGCAGACAAAAGTTATCGCTGACCAGACCGAGGAAATCCAGGCGAAAGGTAAGGCGCTGGAAATGCTGACTAAAGAGCTTGAAGCCCTTAAACAGCCGAAGGAAAAATAAAATGGCGAGAAATGTGTCACTTCCGACAGTGGCCGACTTTCGCCGCGATTTTCCCCAGTTCGCTGACGAGGCGAAGTTTCCCGATTCCCAAATCACATTCCGCCTGAATCTTGCCGATCTCCTGCTTAATGAAAACGTTACTGGCCGCGAGCTTTTCCCGTATTTCGCCGGGCTTTTCGTGGCGCATTACCTGGTGCTTTTTACAGCCGATCGGCGGTCCACGCTGATCGGTGGCGCAGGCGGCTCGACCAACGGCGTACAAGCTTCAAAGTCGGTAGACAAGGTGAGCGTGAGCTATGACACCGGATCCACGCTGAACGCCGATGCCGGTTTCTGGAACAACTCACGCTACGGTGCGGAGTTCTGGCAGTTGATCATGATGTTCGGTGCGGGAGGGCGGCAACTGTGAAATCCGGTCTTGTTCTCCGTGTGGACAATGCACATGCGGTGCTTGATGCGCTCAAAACGCTGGGTAACCGCGACGTGCTGGTGGGTATTCCGTCTGACCGCGCTGAGCGCACAGACGGGATGGAAATCAACAACGCTGAACTGGGCTACCTGCACAGCTTTGGCGGCTCCATCCGCGTGCCGGAGCACATGACCACCGTTTACCGCCAGATTGATGATGACGGCAGCTTTAAATGCAACGGGCAGTTTGTGCAGCAGGCGAAAAGCAACTTTGCCACGCAGCATAAAGTCGCTGCCTACAGCGTGCAGCTGCCGCCGCGTCCGTTCCTGCACATGGGTATAGCGCAGTCGCGCGATAAGGTGGCCGGGCTGATGAAGCAGGCCGCTTTTGAAGTCCTGAGCGGTAATGCATCTGCCGCCGAAGCCATGCTGAACCGCGCCGGAACGGAGGCCGTGAACGCTGCCAGAATCGTGATTACGGCCGGTGACCAGCTTACCCCGCTTGCCGAAGCCACACTACGCGCCCGCCGCAGCCGGGGCCGCAGCGGCACAAAACCGCTGTATGACACCGGACAGCTTCTACGCTCGATCACCTACGTTGTGAGGGATAAAAATGCCGGATCTTGACGTAACAGACATCCTTTTCGATCCCGACTTCTGCGACACCACCTTAGTTGTAAAGCGCCGCAGCATGGCCGTTGATGATGACGGGTTCGGGAAAAATACCGTTACCAGTTCCCCGTTTGCGGGCGTGGTAACAATAGATAAGTCGCTGGAAAGCCGCAGGCTTGAGGCGGGGCAGGTGGTGCATGGTGCGATCCTGATCGTCACCACCGAACGCCTTACGCAGGGCCAGACCGGACGGGATGCGGACATTGTGACGTATCAGGGGCGCGATTACCGCGTGTCGTTTGTCGATCCGTACACCGCATACGGCGCGGGCTTCGTTCAGGCGCACTGCGAACTGTTGCCGTTTGACGGAGGAACGCCCGTTGAGCAGTAACACCACCGGCCAGCCCGGCTGGCTCACCCCGCAGCAGGCCGCGAACGACTATGACACGCCGCTGGACGTGCATCTGAGCCAGTGGATACGGAACCTCTCGGGTCTGGCAGCCGGGCGCGTCATTGCCCGCTGGCAGCCTGACCAGCCCGCCATTCCCCCTGCAGATGTTAACTGGTGTGCATTCGGCATCACGGGCATTGCTGCCGATAGCGGTCCCGCATTTGTTAACCAGACCGACGCTGCCGCCGAACAGTGGCGGCATGAGCTGGTGGAATGCCTGGCCTCCTTTTACGGGCCAGTCGGCCAGCAGGTGGCCGCGCAGTTTCGGGACGGACTCGCCGTTAACCAGAACAACGACACGCTGGGCCAGTGGGGATTAACCCTGGCTGACTGCGACAGCATCCGGCCCGCGCCGGAGCTCATCAATAACCAGTGGGTACGCCGTTACGACGTGATGGTTCGCCTGCGCCGCAAAGTCATCAGCACCTGGGGCATCCAGTCGCTGACCGACGCCCCTTTCAGTATTTCAGGAGAATAACCCATGCCGCAGGGCTTACCCGTTTCAAACGTTGCCAGTGTGGACATTATTATGTCGCCGAGGGCGGCGGCGGGCCGTAACTTTGGCTCACTGCTTATCCTGGGTAGCGCAACCATCATTCCGCTGACCGAACGTATGCGCCTGTATACCTCGGCGGCCAGCATCGGAACCGATTTCGGCACCAACAGTGAGGAATACCTTGCCGCCGTGGCGTTCTTCTCACAGTCGCCGACGCCTTCGCAGGTGTATGTCGGTCGCTGGGCGAAAACGCTGGCGGCGGCCGAGGTCGGTAAGGTTGAAACTTTACTCGATGGCGTGAACGCCTGCCTGGGCTTTACCAGCTGGTACGGGCTCGGGGTAACGTATGACGCCGATCGTAAAGACGATGACCTGCTGCCGGTATGTGCCGCGATTGAGTCCTCATCGTTAAGCCGCATCCTTGCCGTTACCACGAAAAGCACCGATGCGCTGCTCACTACAGTGAACACCGATATCGCGTCGAAAGTGAAGGCCGCGAAATACAGCCGCACGTTCGTGCAGTATTCATCCACCAGCAATTACGGGGCAATTTCGGCGTTTGGCCGTGCGTTTACCGTGGATTTTAACGGGTTCGGTACCACCATCACGCTGAAATTCAAGCAGGAACCCGGCATCACCTATGAAAGCCTGACGCCCGCACAGGCGGCCGCGCTGGATGCGAAGAACTGCAACGTTTACGTGTACTACGCCAACGACACCGCCATTCTGCAGCAGGGCGTTATGGGCAACGGTGATTTCTTCGACGAGCGCCACGGCCTCGACTGGCTGCAGAACTATGTGCAGACCAACCTCTTTAACCTGCTGTACACCAGCGGAACGAAGGTGCCGCAGACCGATGCGGGCAACACGCGCATCATGGCGAACGTGGAAGCCTCAATGGATCAGGCGGTTGATAACGGTCTTATTGCGCCCGGCGTCTGGAACGGCGGCAAGATTGGCCAGCTTTCCCCGGGCGATACCCTGACAAAAGGGTATTACGTGTACATGGCCGCGATTTCATCCCAGGCACAGGCTGACCGCGAAGCGCGTAAGTCGGTACCGGTTCAGGTGGCCTGTAAACTGGCGGGAGCAATCCACTATGCCAGCGTTCAGATTAACGTCATGCGCTGAGGAAAATAATCAATGAGTGCATACAGTTTTATGGATATCACGGCCTCGCTGACGGGGCCGACCGGCGTTATCGATCTGGGTTATGGCTCCGCAAACTCTGATGAGGGGATTGTGGTCACCATGTCTGAGGCCAAAAACACCATGACGATCGGCGCTGACGGTGAGGTGATGCACAGCCTGCATGCAGGCAAAGCCGGGACCGTCACCGTCAACCTGCAGAAAACGTCACCCGTGAACAAGAAACTGTCCCTGATGTATAACGCGCAGTCGGTGTCGTCCGCGCTGTGGGGCAATAACGTGATCGTCCTGCGTAACAAGGCATCCGGTGACATCGTTACCGCACGCGCCTGCGCATTCCAGAAACAGCCAGACTGGAACAACCCGAAAGTGGCCGGCAACGTCTCCTGGGTGTTTGATGCGGGCAAAATCGACGAAATCTTAGGGGAGTTCTGATCATGCAGTTTGAGATTAAAGGCATCCGCTACAGCGCCCATAAGCTGAGCGTGTTCGACCAGCTTAAAGTGTCACGCAAGCTGCTGCCGGTGCTGGCTGGATTGCTTGCGGAATTCGGCAGCATCCAGAACCTGTTGCCGAAATCTGAACCAGTACAGGGTGCAGACAAAGAAAAGGCGAGTGATTTTACCCGCTATGCCCCGGTGTTCGAAAAGCTGCTGCCAGTGGTAGCGGACAAACTCGCAATGCTGAGTGAAGAAGACACCAACGCGATCATCTTTCCGTGCCTGGCAGTGGTACAGCGTGCGCACGGTAAAGATCGCTGGGTGCCTGTTGCGCAGGGCAACGACCTGGCATTCGACGATATTGACCTGTTCAGCATGCTGCAGATTGTCGGTCGCGTGGTGGGCGACAGCCTGGGAAATTTTTTGCCCGCACTCCCCGGCAACGCGACGGAGGGCCAACAGCCACAGGGCTGACGCTCGACACGTTGCCGGACGGTACCGACATGATCTGGAAGGTAGCAAAGGCTTTCCGGATCGATTTCAAAGACCTTGAATCGGGCGCCGTCGATTTGTGCCGTATTGCCGAGGGTGCTGATTATCTCGGACTTGAAGAAGACAACGAAGCCCGTATAGCCCGCTGGAGAGCCGCGAATGAACGCTGATGTAATCAAGGATTTCCTGATCTCCCTGGGCTTTCAGGTGGACGAGTCCGGCGCGAAAAAGTTTGACGCCACGATAGCAGCCACCACGCTGCAGGCGGTAAAACTGGGTGCGGCGGTTGAGGCGGCGGCGCTGTCGGTAGTGGCATTTACGGCGAAAATCGCCAGCGGCCTGGATAACCTCTACTGGATGTCGCAGCGCACCGGGGCAACGGTGGCAGGCATTCAGCAGATTGGTTTTGCCGTGTCGCAGCTGGGCGGTACCGTTGACGGGGCGCGGTCATCGCTGGAAAGCCTCGCCCACTTTATGCGCAACAACCCGGTCGCGGAAGGCTTTCTCAACCGCCTGGGCGTGCAGACGCGTGACGCCAGCGGCAACATGCGCGATATGGCCAGCATTTTCACGGGCGTGGGCGACAAGCTGCGCAATATGCCTTATTACCGGGCGAACCAGTATGCCCAGATGCTGGGGATTGATGAAAACACGCTGATGGCAATGCGCCGTGGCGTAGGCCAGTTCTCCGCGCAGTATACGCAGATGGCAAGGGCCATTGGCTATAACGCAGATACGGCCGCCGTGAGCTCTAATCGTTTCATGACTTCTTTGCGGTCGTTCGGTGAAATGGCGGGCATGGCGCGGGACAAAATCGGCTCAAACCTTGCGGGCGGTCTGTCGGGCTCCATCGACAGCCTGCGCAAACAGGTCATCGACAATTTCCCGAAAATAGAGCAGGCCATCACCAGCGGCGTTAAAGGCATACTGTGGCTGGCTGACGTCATAGGACGTGTTGTATTCAGGCTCATTCAGGCTGCTGGTGACATCAAAGAGTGGTGGGGCTCGCTCGACAGAGCAACACAGGGATTAATTGCCACGCTGGGTGGATTGTTTATTGCCTGGCGGATCCTTAACAGCGCTTTCATGAGGTCACCGATCGGTATGGTGACCATGCTTATTGGTACGCTGGCGCTGCTTTATGACGATTACCGGACATGGAAAGAAGGCGGCAAAAGCCTGATTGACTGGAGCCAGTGGGAGCCATCGATTAACAAAGCCATTTCAGCGATGAAGTGGATAAAAGACACATTGCTGGATATGACGGGCGGCGTGGGTGGCCTGCAAAATGCTTTTGAGGTGCTTGCGGTATTTGTTGCCGGTAGCTGGGCTTTGCGGATGCTCAGCGGAATTGCGCGTGTCAGCAAAGGATTTTCACCCTTACTTGCAGCCATTGCGGCAGTCAGCGCCTGGGACAAAATAGGGAAAATGCAGGAAGAAGCAAAAAGCCAGGGTAAAAGTGTCGGCCAGTATCTGATTGACCGGATGAACCAGAATCAGGGCAGCAGTGGCGGCTTGCTTGGGCAGGCCGACGGGCTTCTTAATAAGGCTTACTCCTGGTGGGCGGGAATTTCCGGTACCAATGGTGCGACGAACGCCTATGACGCCTACGGGACCGTAAAGCGACCGCAGCCAACAAAAGCGGGCGCGGCGTTGCTTGGCTGGATGCAACCGGCCTTACAGCGACTGGAAAAGCTATACCGACTGCCCGAGGGTTTGCTGCGCAGCGTGGCTATCGCTGAATCGTCAGGCGACCCTATGGCGATGTCTGGCGCTGGTGCAGAGGGGCTTTTCCAGTTAATGCCCGGAACAGCCAGAGATTTGGGCTTGCGGAACGGTGAAGCGTTCGACCCGATGAAGTCAGCACAGGCCGCAGCTAAATACCTTTCGCAGTTGCTCAAATCCAACGGCGGCGACCTCAGCAAAGCGCTGGCGTCGTATAACTGGGGGATAGGCAACGTGCAGAAGCATGGCATGGCGCTGCTGCCAGAGGAAACCCGCAACTACATTCCGCGTGTGATGAGCAACATGCCGTCAGGCGGCGCTCAGATTAACCAGGAAACCAACATTCATATTCACGGCGTGACTGACCCGGCAATGGCCGGTAAAGCCGTTGCCGATCAGCAGACATCGGTCAATTCACGTATCAGTCAGGCATTATCAACGGGGCCGCGTTAATGGATATTTTATCAACGCTGTTTTCTCTACAGAGTCGAAAAATAGGGATGATGATCCCCGACGTGGTGGTCAGCGAAAAACACAGCGACATGCTGGAAATCACTGAACATCCCGTTGAGGATAAAGCCCCGGTTGCCGATCATGCTTTTCGCCGGCCGTCTGAGGTTGTCATGGAGGTAGGGTTTGCCGGGGGCGGTTCTCTGCTTGATTTGCTCAACGTTTCACCCGTTGGCCTCAGTATTGGCATGAGTCCGAAAGAGGTTTATGCCGAACTGCTGACGTTGCAGCGAAACCGCCTTCCGTTCAGCGTCACTACAGGTAAGCGTATTTACAGCAACATGCTGATCAAGGTGCTGGAAGTCATTACCGACAAACAGACCGAAAATGTGCTGTCTGCCACGCTGACGCTACGAGAAGTGCTAATCACGTCCACCAAAACCATTTCCGTGGCTGACAAAGCGGATATGACTCAGGGCGTAAGTACCTCCGCCGTTCAGAACTCTGGCGTTAAATCGTCGAAGCCGGTTAATCAGTCGCTGCTTTCTTCTATAGCCGGTCTTTTCTAGGGGGAGCAATGCAGGTTAACGAAATCCCACTGTCTCCTGACAACCAGCAATTCAGTATTGCCGTTAACGGTATCAGCTATCAGTTGCGTTCCCTCTGGCGCGACAGCGCCGGATGGGTTGTTGATTTGATGGACGCCAGCGGCGCTCCAGTTGTGTCAGATATTCCTCTGGTGACCGGGGCCAACCTTCTGTCGCAGTACGCTTATCTCAATCTCGGCTTTGGTCTGGTCGTTATCTGCGACGATCCCGGACAGGACTATCCAACTAAAACCGACCTGGGCATTAAAAGCCATTTACTGGTTGTCACGGAGTAACCATGTCTCAAAACTGGATGCGTCATTTCGAGTTGCAGATCCTGTCTGAAAACGGGCAGGGCATCAGCCTCAGCGATTTTAAGTTGGTATTCAATATCACATGGACAGACACGCGCTGGCCGCGCGTTGCAATGGTGCGGATCTACAACCTGTCAAAAGACACCTGTTCGCGCATACTGGGCAAGGAGTTTGCAAAGATAAAAATCATCGCTGGCTATGACGGTATGGCGCAGGCGGTTGATGCCAGCCAGGTGGGCAATGTCACCCAGTTATCAGCCGATCAGGTCGGCCAGACGGGCGGTACCAACTTCGGCGAAATTTTTAGTGGTGACATCCGCTTTACAATTACCGGCCGCGACAACCCAACAGATACCTGGGTGCTAATTCAGGCAATCGACGGACATCAGGCATTTATGAATGCCACTGTGTCTAAAACCCTCGCAGCCGGTTATACGGTCGCGGATGTGCATGCGGCAGCCATGGACAGTTTTAGTCCCTTCGGCGTCAGCCAGGGCATCACTGGCGATATGCCGCCGACTGTGTTCCCGCGCGGCCGCGTAATTTATCAGTCCACACGTGATGTTATGGACAACGTGGCCGGGCAAAGCGGTGCTACCTGGCAGCTGGTGGACGGACAGGCACAGATGGTGCCTGTCGATAAATACATCCATGAGGCAGTCGTGTTAAACAGCGATACGGGCCTGATCGGGATGCCGCAGCAGACCATGGGGGCGGGCGTCAACGTCCGCTGTCTCATCAATCCAAACATCCGGCTAAATGGCCTGGTGGAAATTGATCAGGCGTCAGTTTACCGGGCGAGCCTGTCGGCGGATGAAGTAAAAGCACTGCCCAGCCGTGCCAGTGAGGCCAACACGAACGGCAACCTGTCGGTAAACGGAACACTGCAACAGCCCGCAAGTATTGCGGCTGATGGCGTGTATATCGTTAAGGCTATCGATTATACTGGAGATACCAGAGGCCAGCCGTGGTACATGGATTTGATGTGCTTTGCACGCGGTAGTGCCGATTTGATTAATGAAGCTGCCAAAAACAGGACCGTTTAATGATAAGGCCACTACTTGCTGTTTCGTTGCTAATTTCGGCGCAATGCTTCGCTGTAACTCAATGTGGTCCTTTCACATTGTCTGCTGGCCCGGATGACGGCTGGTTCCGTATAAATGATGTGAAGCCTGAGAGTCAAAAAATCACCTTTCTTAAACAGAAAGAAGATTATGATAACGTCCAGGTTCAATGGATGGTGCAACGCGGTGACGCGCCCGGCTGGTACGGCATGGACTACATCAAGCGCAATGGCAAAGCCATCCTGAACGTCGAAGCGATCCGCAGCAACATGGACCAGCCTCGAGTGTTCGGGACTTATGATTGTATTAAGGTTAAGTAATTGAATCGCACTAATGAGGTAAGGAAAATATAGTTAAACGCAGCTTAACATTCGTTGGATAATCCAGAGAATAAGGTGTAATATTTCCGCACACTAAATTAGTTATCTCTGGGGTTTTATTATGAATGCTTCGTATATCATTCTTGGAATATTTGGCGCTGGGGCAATCTGCGCTTGGTTTATAACCTACAAAATTTTAAAAAAACGACATGATGAAAAGCTGAATAAACTAGAGTATGAAACAAGAAGTTTGATTGACTCTGAAATAAATGAAAAAGAAATAGCTATCAATGCTGCTATTTTAGAAAAAAACGATACAGTTGAGAAATATAAGAATAGAGATATTTTGCGCGAAGCTGAGCACGGAAAGCTTCTAAATGAGTTAAATAAGGTTATTGAATTTCATAAAAATCGAAGTAAATCAATTTTCAATAAGGCGGTTGATTTTGCTTTCGATTTTGAAAGGATTTATAAAGAACAGCATGATAATGCCCAGCAAGAAATACAAAAAGTATTGGATGATACTTACCGATACAAAAGAAGAACCTTGCTCAGTTCTGTGACGTTAAAAAACTTTGAAAGAAAGTTAGAAGAAATACGAAAGGAAAGGATTATATACAAGAGTTTAATAATAAAGTATGACTATTTTGAACTGGTAGACAATTCTGACTGGGATCAAGTTGAAAAAGAGTTCAGAGATAAAGTCTTGGCCCTTCAAGAGGCTCAGGACGAACGCGAAGCACAGAATGAAATTAAACGTCAGATGCGCGAGGAACGCCAGAGAGCGGAAGAGCTTGAGAAGCAGCAATTAGAAGCAGAAGAAAAAGAGCTTGAATTAGAAGCTCGAAGAAAAGCAATTGAGGAAGCTTTGCTTGCTGCTGACGAAGACCATCGCTTAGAGCTTGAGGAAACTCGTCGAAAACTTGAGCAAGAGATTGAAGAAGTACACAAGCAATATGAAAGAGCTAAATCTATGGCGCAAATGACTAAGCAGGGCCATGTTTATATAATTTCTAACGTTGGTTCGTTTGGTGAAAACGTATTCAAAATAGGAATGACACGGCGTTTGGAGCCATTGGATCGCGTGACTGAATTAAGCGGTGCAAGTGTGCCATTTGAATTTGATGTGCATGCGATGATAAATTGTGAGGATGCTCCTGCATTGGAAGCTAAGTTACATAATCTCCTTAAAGCTGATCGCATAAATAAAGTAAATCACCGTAAAGAGTTCTTTAAAACCGATATTGATAAAATCATTAAGTGTGTTGAGGAAAATCACGGTATAGTTGAGTATGTTGTGAATCCTGCTGCTCTGCAATACTATAGAACATTGGAAATTAACAGTGAATTTCAAGAAGCTAAAGATTCTGTTTTAGCGTCGTGACATACCAAGATTTCATAACCCGCTTCGGCGGGTTTTTTTATGTCCGGAGAAAACGAAATGGCGGTAACCCCTCAGTCTCTTGCCGGCGGTGAACAGCAGGCCATGAAAGCCCTGTCTGATACCATATTTTCAATGCTTCGTGTCTCCATGCCGGGAATCATCGAATCATTCGATCCGGTGGCCTGCACATGCAGCGTTCAGCCAGCGCTGAAAGGTCAGGTGGCTGATGCGTTGGGCAACTTCAAGTCGGCACCGTTGCCAGTGCTGGTGGATGTACCTGTGATTTTTCCGCGAGGCGGCGGCTGCACAATCACTTTCCCGGTTAAGGTTGGCGACGAGTGCCTGGTGATATTTTCCGATCGGTGCATCGATTTCTGGTGGCAGAACGGTGGCGTTCAGGAGCCTGTCGATCAGCGTCAGCATGATTTATCAGATGCTTTTGCCATCGTTGGGCCTCAGTCGCAGGCAAACGTTATTGGCAGCGTAAGCACAACAACTCTGCAGATGCGAACGGACGACGGGGCGGCTTACATCGAACTGGACCCTAATAGTCATTCCGTAAACGTCGTTGCGCCAGGCGGCTTTAACGTGACGACTCCGCTGGCTAAATTCAGTCAGGCGGTAACAATTGCGGGCCTGTTAACGTGGGCTGGCGGCATGGTAGGCAGCATCGTATCTGGCACGGCGGCGAAAATTACGGGCGCTATACAGTTTTTCGGTGCGCTCTCTTCGAACGGCAAAGACATCAGCGATGGTCACACGCATAAGGGAGTTCAACAGGGAAATGACAGCACAGGCGGGGTAAACTGATGCGGTACCGACGCGAAGATTCTGACGGAGACTATACGTTTGGCCGTGGCGATGACACCTGGCTGATTAACTCACCCGAGGCGGTGGCGCAGGCAGTAAAAACGCGCTTCCTGCTCTGGTACGGTCAGTGGTTCCTCGATAACACAGCGGGTACGCCATGGATACAGTCGGTACTGGGTAAGCAGAAGCCTGAAACCTACAACTTAGCCATACGCCAGCGGATCCTTGAGACGCAGGGCGTTAAATCAATCATCTCGTTCAATACTGACCTCAACAGCAAAACGCGCCGGGTGACGTTCACGGCGACGATCGACACCATCTACGGGACAACGACCGTTAACAGCGAGGCGTAATGGCTCTTAACATAGACACGCTGGGTTTATCGGCAACGGTAAACGCCCAGGGGATCAGCGCGCCTGATTACCAGACAATCCTTTCCTCTGTGACGGATTATTTCCTGCAGATTTATGGCGCTGATGCCTACCTCGATCCGGACAGTAAAGACGGCCAGATGGTGGCGCTGGTGGCGCTGGCCATTCACGATGCTAACAACACCGCCATTGCGGTTTACAACTCGTTTTCACCGTCAACGGGCATGACCGACGCGCTTTCACGTAACGTTAAAATTAACGGTATCAGTCGCCGCGCGGCCACGAACTCAACCACTGACCTGACTCTGAGCGGTACGGCCGGGATCACGATTATTAATGGTTCAGCCAAAGACGCTAACGGCATTGTCTGGAACCTGCCCGCAAGCGTGACCATCGGCCCGGGCGGAACCGTGATTGCCACGTCAACCTGTGCGGTGTCAGGCGCTGTTGCTGCTGTGGCGGGCTCGGTCAATACAATAAATACGCCAACGCGTGGGTGGCTGAGTGTGACCAATGTGTCAGCGGCCACGGTGGGCAGTGCAGCAGAAAAGGACTCAGAACTTCGCATCCGTCAGCGTCAGAGCGTTGCGCTTCCGTCCCTGACGCCTTTTGCGGCGCTGGACGGGGCGATCGCGAACGTCACTGGCGTGACACGTCACAAACTGTATGAAAACGACACCGGCAGTCAGGACGCAAACGGACTGCCTGCGCACTCCGTAGCGGCAATTGTTGACGGTGGAGACGTGAACGCCATTGCTCAGGTGATTCAGAGCAAAAAGGGCCAGGGCGTCGCCACGTTTGGCAGCACCTCCGTTACCGTGCCTGACGCGTGGCAAAACCCGCACATTATCAGTTTTTCAAGATCATCACCTGTACCCGTGTTTGTCGCTATCACGCTAAAGGTGTTTCAGGGCTACACGACGCAGGTCGGTAATGACATCAAAAAGGCAATTGCGGATTACATTAATTCGCTGGATATCGGCGATGACCTGCTGCTGAGCCGCGTTTATTCCCCGGCTAATCTGGGCGTGGTGAGCGGAGGGGAAAGCCGGTATTACGACATCAACAGCCTGCAGGTCGGGCGTTCGGCGGCAACGGTGGCACCGGCCAATATCGTGACGGCGTTTAACGAGGCGGTGACCTGTTCGGTGGATAACATCACTGTCACGGTGGCGACATGAGCAGATACACCTACCTGATAACGAATTATCACCGGACAAAGCCACTTTTTACACAGCATGTGGATTTGTCCACCCGCCCGCTGGCGGATGTAGCTAGCGCCATGGATGGATTGTTGACGGCTTTTGACATCGATAAAGCTGTGGGTGTACAGCTGGACATCCTCGGGGAATGGATAGGCCGGAGCCGCACGGTGGCCGTGCCTATATCGGGCGTTTATTTTTCCTTCGATACGGATGGCCTGGGCTGGGATCAGGGTGTCTGGCAGGGGCCGTATGACCCCGACAGCGGTTATACCCGCCTCAGTGATGAAACCTACCGGATTATCCTCAAAGCCAAAATAGCTATTAACAACTGGGATGGCACCAACGGTTCGTTAAAAGCAATTCTCGATAACGCGCTGGCCGGCTCGGGGCTGCAAATGCAGATCGTTGACGGTCAGGATATGACGGTCGGCCTGTGGGTATTCCCTGAAAAGGATATCAGCCTGGTGTCCAGAGAGCTCATTGCGGCCATACGTCAGGGCTATCTGACAGTGAAAGCGGCGGGCGTTTATGCGGGCAGCATTCAAATTCCCTCAGTAATAACGCCGTCTGAGGGGAGTACGTTTTTTGGGTTCGATATGGACAACCAGTTTATATCGGGCTTCGACAGTGGTTCATGGGAGAAACAACTCTGATGGCAGCAAATAATTTTAAACCGTTTGCAGTGGGCAACGGTGCGAACGTGACCAGCCAGACTGATTACGAGGCGCTGGTGGCGCTGGCCAGCGGTTTTCAGTCCGGTAAGGCCAGTTCTGCGCAGATCAACAAGGTATTAAGGCAGGCGAGCTTTATTGCGGCAGCGCTGGCGCAATACGTTGCAAACAAATCAGGACAGGATGTACTGGATGACGGAGACCTGAACGGTTTTATCGCAAAACTGGTCACTGGTCTGGGTAAAGATTTTATGGGCATAGGTGCTTTTGGCCTGGGGATCCGTAATGAAAAACTTCCCGGCACGATGGCGGCGGTTGACGTGTCACGGTTCGATTACTTTGCTCCAAAAGACAATATCGGCCCGATCCCTGGTCAGTGGGTGGGTGGGATTACTCACGCAATGGGTGACCAGATAGGCTGGCAGGTTGCCGGTCTGGGACAGGGGGCTGTTGGCGGTTCGCCCCGTGCATTTCTGCGCATGATGCTTTCAAACGGCAACTTTTCGAACTGGGGAGAGATTTACCATACCCTGAATAAACCCTCAGCTGAAGACGTCGGAGCATTACCGGTAAACGGTAATGCTGCAAGTGCTTCTCAGCTGGCGACTGCGCGAAAAATTGCGGGCGTAGCGTTCGACGGAACCGGTGATATTGATTTAAAGCCGAGTAATGTGGGGGCTGTATCAGCAGGCGGTGGGAACTACAGCCAGATTTTCCGGTTTCTCCAGGTTGAAACACTACCCAAAGAGTCCAACCCCGTTCAGCTGGTTTCGGCGGCATCAGGCCAGGCTGCTGATAACTTTGTCGCCTGGTCAAGTTACACCTGGTACAACGACTACGTTCGCACCGGCATTGTCAGGGCGGGAGACAATACCGTTAAAAGTTTTGCGGTTGAAGTAAATGGTGTCCGGGTTCTTGAGATTGGCAGAGACGGCACATTCCTGAACGGAAATATGGCTTCAGACCTCCGTCTGGGCCAGCAGGAATCCATGAATGTGACTATTCCCGCGACCGGACAATCTACCGACAGTGTTGTTCCAAGCGGCTGTTATGTTACCGGCCTGACATCAACGTCAACGGGTAATTATGTTGGCATCACGAAAATTTTCTATCGCAGACTGCAACGTAAAGTTGGCGGTAACTGGGTTGATGCAACCTGGCTTTAAGGAGTGAGAATGAAAATCTTTAAGAATTTTAAAAAGTATCCGCTGGAAGTGCCTACCTTTATTGATTATGTATTCAGGACGGATGACGGGCAGGACTGGTACGGAACAGTACTTAAAGAACTGGATAATGGGCTGCTAAAGATTGCTTTCGAATCAGACAACATCATCAGAACGTGCGGTTACGATGCCACCGGCCTGTATCCTGAAAACCGCTCTGTCACGTCTATCGAAGAAAAGGATATTCCGAAGGGGTTTGCCGCAAACGGCGAATGGATGTTTGACGGGGAAAAAATTGTGCCACGCATCATTCCGCATGAAGAGTCTTTAGCGAAAGCGTCAGCGCTGAAAGCCTATTATCTTGACGTGGCAACAGATGCGATCAACCCGCTGCAGGATGCAGCCGATTTGGGGATAGCTACTGATGAGGAAAAGAGACTGCTGCCGCTCTGGAAAAAATACCGCATTGATGTGAACAGGGTTAATTTAAGCAAAGCGCCAGAAATTACCTGGCCTACAAACCCGTCCTGAGCGACAAAATAATTTGTTGCAATCAGACACAAACAGAAAAGCCTCTGACGTCAATCAGAGGCTTTTTCTTTGAGCCCAAAGTGCGCGTGCATTTCACGTGCATTATTTTGTGCTTTTTTTGTAGTGCCGTTGTCTCTGTGTAGTCTCGGAAGCCAGTCTACACGGGACTTAGTCCCTGTAACGTCCTACTATATGTGGCGGTGAGAGGGGGATTCGAACCCCCGATACGTTGCCGTATACACACTTTCCAGGCGTGCTCCTTCAGCCACTCGGACACCTCACCGCAAATTGTTGCTGACCGCGCTGGGTCAACGGGGCGCTACTATAGGGAGTCGGCCTGAAACGGTCAAGCACTATTTTTCTCTTTTTTTCTATTCGCTTAAGCTCTGAACGAATCGCGTTAAGGCTGCGCAAATCGCGGTTTTTTGGCGCCAAAAACGCGATATTGCACAGCGTAACAGAAGGGGAGATTCGCTGGGTTGCCTGAGCTTACGGCGCGCTTTTTACGCGGTTGGCAAAACTCTTGCGCAGCTTTTGCAGTTTGGGGGGAATCACCGCCATGCAGTAACCGTTGCGCTGACCGGCGCCTTCCCAGTAATCCTGATGATAACCTTCAGCGGGATACCAGGCTTTTAACGGTTCAATGGTGGTCACAACAGGCTCAGCATGATCCTGTTGGGCACGCGCGATGGCCGCTTTGGCTTCGGCTTCCTGCTCCGGCGTCTCAACAAAAATCGCGGAACGATACTGTGTACCGATGTCATTGCCCTGACGATTGAGCTGGGTCGGATCGTGGGTCGCAAAGCTGATGTCCAGCAAATCGCCATAGCTGATCTTTTCAGGATCAAAACCAATACGAATGGCTTCGGCATGACCGGTTGCGCCGCTGCACACCTGCTCGTAGGTGGGATTAGGGCGCGCACCGCCGGTATAACCACTTTCCACTGACTCAACGCCGATCACATCTTTAAAGACCGCTTCTGTACACCAGAAACAGCCGCCTGCGATCACTGCATATTGGATAGCCAT